CGACTATTGGTACATACCAGACAACTCGTAAAGACGCTCTCACTCCTATCGGAAGACACACCCACTTCGCTGTGTCCAGAGCCACTCACACAACATTGACCGATCCTTGGATGCTATCCGCTTTCAAAAGCTACCCACCAGGCTACAAGTTCGACAAACTCGAAGATTGGTCCCGGAGTTACTATACTCCAGAGGCGCACATTGAAACTATCCGAAAGTTTCAGAAACACACGTGCTCTCGCGAACCAGTTGACACTGCGTGGTCAGAGACAAAACTTTATTGTCTCGATTACTTTCGACGCTTTCCACGCGTTACAAGTTTAGACTACCTTACACAACTAAAAGAAGTCCCATTTGAACCTTCTTCCGCCGCAGGTATCGGATACCAAGGCAAGAAGAAAGGGGATGACGGTGTCCACAAACAAGCACTACAACGTGCTGTGGCCACACTTCAAAATTGTCTCAGAGGTAACCTTCAATCGGTAATTGAAGATTCAACCCCTGACGCTGCTTTCACTCGTACTCAACTGACCAAGCTATCAGAAAAGCTTAAAGTTCGAAACGTATTTGGAGAAGCATTCCAATACATATTGCTTGAGGGATTATCCGCAAGCCCACTTATGGACATGTTTTCTTCCGTTCGATCTTTCTTCTTCTGTGGACTTGATCCCAGAGTCGAAGTTCCAAAACTTCTGTCTGAATACTCGTTGAGAAACGACAGACTAATCAACTTCGATTGGGGCTCATTTGACGCCACAGTTGAACCATGGGAGATTGAGTTTGCATTCAGTTTACTTGAATTCATTCTTGACTTTCCAAACGACGAATCTCGCGCTGCATTCGAATTCTCACGTGTTTTCTTCACTAACAGGAAAATCGCAGGACCAGACGGCATCGTAAACTTCAAGCAAAGAGGTGTTCCATCAGGAAGCTTCTTTACTATGATGATTGATTCAATCATAAACTGGGTCCGCATACTGTACCTATTTCGCAAAGCGACTGGTACATTCCCAGAAGACCTGACCACTCAGGGAGACGATAGTATCGTAGGAACAACAGGACAAGTAACTCCTGAAACGCTAATCCTACACATACCTCCAGACACAGACTGGGTTCTACAACCCGATAAGTGTTCGGTTGGTGACTCACCAGCTGACGTTCCTTTTCTACAAAGGAAACTGAAGTTCGGCGATCAAGTCAGAGATACTGACAAAGTCGAAAGACTTGCTATCTTTCCTGAATATCCGGTGACATCAGGAATGATCTCATCCTACAGAGCTAGAGCTCTTTGGGAAGATTGTAATTACGAAAGTGATGTATTGGCTTGGGCAGCTAAGACCTTG